TGAACAACAATTAGAATTTGATATTGGAAGATTTGACCAACAATTTAGACAATTAGAGGGAACAACAGAAGTTAATTTAAACAAATCTGGAGTTGTCGCTGGAGAAGGAACTGCTGCTAGAATAACTAGATACAATGCCGAACAAGCAATAATACAAAAAAATGTTATGGAATACAATTCTAAAGTTGCAGAGGGTAAAAAAATGGAAGAAGCAAATTTTGCAAGAATACAAGGTCAAATGGCTAGACAGTCAGCTAAGATGGCACAATTACAAACTGTAGCAAAAACTGGATCAAGTTTAATGAGTATGAGTGGTGGTGGAGGTGCAAAAGAATAAATGCCAAAAATACCAACATTTACAACACAAGCTAGACCAACTGCAGAAGTAGGAGCAGTCAAGTCTAATATTCAAATTCCTTTATCTCAAAACATTGGCACTGCTTTAGCTCCTGTAACAGATGCTATTGTTAAAAATAAAATTAAAGAAGAAACTATAAACGCAAATAATGAAGCAACTAAAATATTAGCAGATCTTTATATAGATCAAAAAGATGTTAATGGAAATGTCATACAAAAAGGATTATTTTCAATTCAAAGCGAAGCTGCTGCTAAATCAAACCCCTCTAATGCAGCACAAGGATTTGACGAAGGAATAAACACATTATGGGGATATACACAATCCAACAAATTAAAAAATTCAAATAAATTTTTAAGAAAAGCAATAGAAAATAAATTTACAGCAACTTCTTCAATGTTTAAAATAACAGCCTTAGAATCTTCAAGAGCTGAACAAATAAAAGAAACAACTAAAGTTACTAACAATTTTATTGTTGCTGATTCTTTTGCATTAAAAAAAAATGGTTTAAGTTATATGAGTGCTTACAAAAACAATGTAGTGGATTCTGTAAATAAATTAATTAATCTTGATTCTGGAGTAAAAAAAACTTTAACTAAAAATTATATTGCTTTTGGTCAAAAACAATTAGCTACCGATTTAGCTTTAAACTCTCCAGAGTTTTTAAAAGAAAATATAAATAAATTTGATTTTATAGAATTAGAAGATAAACTTGAAATAATAACCACTGCAGATAAAAGTATTTTAGCTAACAACACAGCATTTTTTACATCTGGTTTGCAACTTACAGAAAATACTACAGCTAAAAACATACTAGAAGAATATGAAGGAATTAAAAAACAAACTTTTAATGGAGACATAGATAAAATTAACAAATGGAAAAAACTTTCAACTTCTGACAAAACAACTATATTAACTGAAGCTAAAAAAATTAGAAGAGCAAATACTTCTGAACTAAATAACAGAAACACTGCAATACTTAATGAACAAAAAGATGAAAGTATTAACAAATATAGATCTTTTTATAGTAGTTCAAAATCATTACAAACATTAGATTTATTAAAAATTAATAAAGTATTTGGTGAACCTAGAAATGATTATGAAAAAAATGCCAAATCGCAAATAGTTGAATTGTCTACAAAAATTGGAGAAAAAGAATTTTCAAATAAAAATAATTATTATAAAAATTTTAATATTCAAAAAGAAATATTATCTGGACAAATAAAAGATCACATTACTCCATTTATTTTAAGTGGAGAAACGGAAGCTAAAAGTCTTACTGAAAGAGTTGGAAGTGGAATTTCTAAATCAGAATTTGGTTTTTACTTAAATTATCTTTTGCCTAACATAGAAAATGAAAATTTTACAAGAGATCATAAAAAATTATACAATAGAATTGAAAGCCTTCAAGCATTTGTTGAAGGACCAAGTTCTTTAAAGTATTTAGATACTACTCTTGATAATAGATTAAATAATTTTCAATCATCTATGTTAGCTAATTTTGCACAAGGACTTAAAAATTTTGTTAATGTAGATGAAATGTTAGATCCAAAAAATAAAAATTTTATTGGCAAGGAGTGGAAAACATTTCAACCTGATAAAGATTATATTACCAAAATTCTTTCTGAAAAAGCTGCGGAATCAGTTAAAACAGATGAATTACTGCCACCGCATTGGAATCCAAACAAATACAAAACAGTAGATGATTGGCTTAATTCTGCAGAGTATAAAAAATATGAAATAAAAAAGAAAACTCAATAATGCCTGTAATTGTAGATCAAATTATTGACATGGAAAAAGCAGGAGTTCCTGTAGAAAAAATTAATCAATTTAAAGAAAATAAAATTCTTGAAATGAATCAGGCAGGAATTCCTGTGGAAAAAATAACTGAAACTTTTGGAGATATAAAATATAATAGAAAAGAAATTAAAAATTATTGGGAATCTATTTCAAAAGAAGTAGAAAAAGATGTAAAAAAAAATGTTAATTATTCTGGAATTATAGGCGATGAAGAAATACCAGATGATAACGCTGCAGACAGAATAGAAAAATTTGTTTTTGGTACTGATGAAAGGTATCAATTTAAACCTTATGTTGAAAGAGCATTGGGAAGTTCTGGACTAAATAAAATTATTAAATATCACACTAAGGGAGAATGGGGTTATGAAGTTAATATGCCACAACCAGAAGGTACTGGATTTTTAGAAAAATTAACAGAGGGTGCAACAGGTTTGATTGCCGAACTACCTACATTTATACCAGGTGCGGTAGTAGGAGGACTTGTAAGTCCAGGCGGAGCAATGTTTGGTGGTGGTTTTTCTGCTGGTGCGGTTCAAGGTATTTATACAGAAGCGTTAAGAAGAAAAGAAGTAAAAAATTTTGCAGAATGGTGGGATATATTTATGGAAGAAGGTTTAAACGAAGGAGCAAAAACTGGAGCGCAGTTATATGCTGCTTATAAAGTTCCAGGATTACCTTTTATAAAGCCTTTTACTAATAATATTGTAGGATCAACATTAGCACAATCTACAGCCTATACAGCAGCAGGGATAGCAATGGGTGATGACTTGCCTACTGCAGAAGATTTTGCAATAACAAATTTATTATTTGCACCTTTTAATATTAAAGCATCTAAAAAAAAAATAGACAATATTTTAGTTAAAACAGGTAAAAAACCTATAGACATTATAGACAATATAATTCAAGACAGAACAATATGGGAAGATATAAACTCTAAAAATATAGGAATACCAAGAGCTTATAAAGATATTTATACAAAAGAAAAAAGTGATCTTTCTGTTTTAGAAAAAACAAAAATAGAAGAAGAAATTACTCAATTAAAAAATAAAAATAAAGAAATATATAAAAAGGAAAGAGAATTAAATAATCAAGATGGTAAACCCAATTCTAAAATTTATAAAGAAACTGTTTTAGAAATTAAAAAAGAAAATCCAAACGCTACTAATGCTGATATAAATCGTGCAGTTTCAGAAAAATTATCAATTAGAACAAATAAAAAATTAGAACCAATTATATCTCAAATTAAAAAACTTGAAAAAAAATTAGATATATTAGAACCAATAAGTACAAAAGACAAACCAAATAAAATTATAGACGAAACTAGAGCAGAGCTAGATAAAAGTATTGCTTATGATACTAGACCAAGAACATTTAACACAAAAGGTTTTATAGATGATTTGTTTTATAATTTTTTAGATCAAAACCATGTATATAAAAGAGCTGTAAAACAAGCTGAAAAATTTGGTGTAAAATATGAAAAAGAAATTTCTCCTTACGAAAACTTTCAAAATTTACATGGCGTTAAAGGTCCAATAGAAAGTTTTATTGAAAAAGGTGCAGTAGATTATAAAACAGGAGAAATTGTAGGACCTGCATTAAGAGGAATATTTACAAAATATAAAATAAATAGCATAGCTTTGTATAATGATTTTTTAAGATATGCTATTTCTAAAAGAGCTATAGAAAAAAATGCTCAAAAATTTGAAACAGGTGTAAATATTAAAGCAGCAGAAAAGTTTGTAAAAGAAAATCCTAAATTTGAAGCACCATTTAGAGAAGTTGTTAAAACTTCTGAGTTAGCTTTAAAATATTTATATGATGCTGGTGTTATACCTAAAGAAGTTTATCAAGCTGCATTAAAAGCTAACAAAGATTTTGTTCCTTTTTACAGAGATTTTATTGATGGTTCTGGTAGAGGTAATTTTTCTAAAAATGTTAGAAACCCTTTAAAATTCTTTAAAGGCAGTAAGAGAGAAATAAGAGATCCATTTGAAAGTATATATAACAATATATCTACTTATATTACTATTGCTAAAAAAAACGAAGCAAATTTATCATTTATAGAAATGATTGAAAAAGTAAGAAAAGTTAATCCAGATTTTTTTCCAGAAGTACAAATTTCAGTTAAAAGAACTAAAGAAACAAAAATTTCAATTAAAGAATTAGAATTGATTGTTGATAATCCTGCTAGTTTAAAAGCATCTGTAGCAGAAGGTTTTTCTGTTTTTAGAAAAGAATCTGGATTATTAAAAGATTCAGAAATAGTTGTATATAGAAATGGTAAAAGAGAAGTTTGGGAAGTGGGTGACTCTTTTGCACGACCTACTAAAATGTTTGACAAAACTACATTTCAACATGTTGCAAATTTTTTTTCAATACCATCAAAAACATTAAGAGCTGGTGCTACTGGTGCTGGAGAATTTATATATAATAATGTAGCAAGAGATGCTGTTAGTGGAGCTATATTAAGTAAGGGTTGGTATCCTCCTTTTTCTCAAACCTTAACAGGAATAGCGATGACTATAAATCCACTATCAAGAAAAATAGGTTACGATAAAATAGCAGAAAAATATCAAAAATCAGAAGCATTACAAAATTCACTTGTAACATTAGATAGAACTTATTTTAATCAATCAATGAAAGAATATTTTACTAATACTAGACCAACAAATCTTATTAAAAATTTACCAGAATTTTTTAGAATATATACTGAATTTTCAGAAGGTATTAACAGAAAAGGTGTTTTTAAATATGCTGTAGAAAGAAATTTAAAAGAAGGATTATCAGAAAAAAATGCAATAATAAAAGCATCTATTGAAACAAGAGATAACCCAATAGACTACAGAAGAATGGGTGCGTCAATTCAAAGTCTTAATCAAATTTCTGCTTTTTTTAATGCTAGAATACAAGGTTTATATCAAACTGGTAAAGCATTTAAAGATAGACCAATACAAACTCTTACAAAAACTTTTATGTATGTAACACTACCATCTGTATTACTTTGGATTCGTAACCATGATGATCCAGATTACCAATCATTACCTCAATGGAGAAAAGATTTATTTTGGAATATTAGAGTTAATGAAACATATTATCCAGTAGCAAAACCATTTGAAATAGGTTTAATTTTTGGAACTGGTGCAGAAAGATTTTTAGATTATTATTTTGATAAAGATCCAAAAGCATTAGAAAAATTTGGTGATGCAGTTGGAGTTCAAACATTTAAAGGATTAATTCCTATACCAGATGTTGTTAAACCTTATTTTGAAACTAAAAATAATAGAAGTTTCTTTTTTGACAGACCTATTATTCCTATGGGATTAGAAAACATACCATCTGAATATCAATTTACAGATTTTACTTCTGAAACAACAAAATTAATAGCTGGATTAATTAGAAAAGTTAATGGAGATGATTTTTCTGCTTTTTCCTCACCATTAGTTTTAGAAAATGCTTGGAGAGGTTGGACAGGTGGAATAGGTGGATATGTATTAGCATTATCAGATTCATTATTAGATGCGGCTGGTATTATAGATAGATCAAAAAATAGAAAAAAAATGTTATCAGAGTACCCTGTAATAAAAGCAATATTTATAAAAAATCCAGATAGAAATGCAGAGCCAATAACTGACTTTAGAACATTATTTAAACCTGTAAAAGCAAGAATTAAAGCTGCTAATCTTCTTCAACAAAAAGGAGAAATTGAAAAAGCTAAAAAAGAAAAAGCAAAATTACCTGAAGGATGGGTTACATTAGAAGTTGCTTATAGAGCAATGGCAGTTCAAGAAGAAGTAATTAGAAATATTAACGAAGGAACTAAAAACCCAGAAGAAAAATTATTTTTAACAAATATTGTATTGAAAGATATGATAATTGGTGCAAAAGAAGCTATAAATATGTACTATAAAAAAGAAGTTTATATAATAAAAAAAGAGATAGACTAAATAATAAATAGGTAATATAGAAAGAACAATATGACAGTATCATCCACCACAGTTAAAAATTCATACTCAGGTAATGGAAGCACAACAGAATTTGCTTACACATTTAAGATTTTTGCAGACTCTGACTTACAGGTTATTATTCGTTCCGCAGCAGGAACGGAAACTACCAAAACTCTAACTACACACTATACAGTAGCTGGTGCAGGAGATACTAGCGGAGGTTCTATAACTT